ATGAGTTCTGTGTAAACAAACCCAACGAGTGTGGTAGCAAGATGTTATCTTCTAAATGAAAGATACCATTGGCCACACTAACCAACTTACTGGCTTCGGGTCGGTTCGCACTGTAGCCATCTAACCATACTGGTGGACGGGTGTTCGCCTGGTTTTGCAAGTGGACAAGGGCTTTGATGCCATCCATCGCACCACTCACACTTGAGGGGTTTGGGGCGAACGCAACAATATTGCCTTTTCGGTCTTGCTTCTTACACTTGTCTAAGAACTTGTACAACTCAGAGCGTACCGTTGACTCTTCCACTTCAGCGTAGTGTGTACCTTGGTAGCTATAAAAATCGCCAGAGTAGTGCACCAGCTTGATGCCTTCCTCGGATGAGAACTTGGAGTCCAAAAAGGTTTGTGCGTTCTCAAGGGGCGCGGCAGAAAGGATCACATCGCCTTTTGCTAAAGCCTCTGTACGATTCTTCTGAGATACTTTGAAGGTCATTGAGCGTAGGGTTGCACCTCCGCCTTTTTGACTAAAGCTTTTCCACTTGTTCTCGCATGCATTGGTTTGATAGCCAGCCACACTACCATCACCATATGACCAGCGATCCCAAACTTCGCATGCTTCAAGATCACCTTGGAACTGGTGGTGCAAACACATGCCCACTTGCAACCAATCTGTATATCCGCAGTTAGGATCAAACTGGGGTAGTAACTCTGTTTCAACCCTAGCCAAATCCCAGCCATCAATCGGTGGGTTGTAGTCTGCAAATGCATCGCCAGTAATGCGTACTGTCCTCTCTGGAATTAGATGCTCGATACTTTGCAACTCGGTAGGTACCTCACCGCTAATTTTGTGGCCAGTTACTGTGAAGTACCGACCTTTAGGGTAAATCTCTAAGCCTTTATCGTGGTCAACATGGGCACCTTGGATATCAGCAAGGGTAAATATCTTTACGCCAGTTCCCGAGGGACTAACTTCCATGTAGCCACTAATCCCATTGGCAATCTTTTCCAATTCATGATTAGTAAATTGATTTTTTGAGTCATCGTAACAGTCATCGAGGTCTACTCCAATAATGTGGTCATCGTCCGTAAAAACGAAGCCTACGCCATCAAATCGTCCAGTAAGGTATGCAGCCTCAACCGAGTGGAAATCGCTCCATGTAGAGCCGTTTGTGGAGCTTGCTGCCTTACCGCTGGGTTGTACTGGCAATTTTGACCAGCGTTTTGTGTCATTTTCTCCAACTTCTACATAATTCCATAATGTCCAGCGAGGTATTGTTCTAAGTGTTAGTGGTATGTTTTGAAATAATACGGGTAAAACTTTTGGTTTCATCTATTTTCCTCTGTGCCTTTCTACTTATGCAAACTTTAGCATACTTTACGGACAATCCTTTATAACTTTTAGTTATCATTATCCATAGAAGCCATAGTATCCACGGTCTAACTCACTTTAGTTCTTATCATTTCATTTTATTTTTAATTTAAAAAAGAATAAATTCAAAAATACTATGGCTTCTATGTCTTCTGTGACAAAACAGTAGGTTTGCACCCATTGAACTACTACATCTAGTGGTTTTAGCACAAAATGGTGCGCCGCGATAAAGACAGGGTAGTCAGGATGCAGCGCAACAATTTAGCTTTCAATCTCAAAATCCAATCTTTCAACGGCAATTTTTGCCCATTTACGGAATGCATCCCGCTTTTCACTGGTTTGTTCATCGCGTGGATCCCATTCAACTTGGATTTGGAAATTACCAGCATGGTCATGGTACTCAATCCGTTGAAGGTTGCCGTCTTTGTCTAAAATATCTGTTGGTATTACTTTCATGCCATCTCCTTAATTCGTTGTCCAATCCAGCGCATCACTGGTACTGCCATACTGTTACCCATTGCTTTGTAGCGTGGCCCATCGGGACACTTGGGTTTGATGTTGGTGTAGTCATCGGGAAATCCTTGCAACCGCTCACATTCAATGGGGGTCAATCTGCGTACTGCCATGTTGCTTGCCATAGCAGTTTGATTGTCACCCATATTGGCACGAAGAGTAGGCGTGCCGTTCTCAACAAACCGAGCGGGGTTACCTTCACGCTTGGCAATTCCAGGTTCAAAGCCATATGCAACTGCATGCTTATCAACTGTAGTTAAAGTAAACATTGGGTCATTCAATTCACCTACGCCCAAACCATTACCTTTACCATCGTTATTTTTTCTGCCACCACCTTCAAAATACATTGCTTGCGGATGAATAGGGTACACAGTTTCGGCTAAGGCAATTGGTACATTACCACCACCAGTACCCCAGCGTGCTAGTACAGTCGTGCAAGTATCGCCCATCTCCTTGACTCGTGAATCGGTAGGATGGTTCTCGTAAACAATCAAGCCGCGACCATCGGTCAAGTCTTGGTTACCAATTCCCTTGTAATCCCTAGCAAGCAAAGAGCCAGTCGTGTGGTTACCATCGGGTGTGGCAATCAAGGTTTCTGATCCGCCTCCAAGGTCTCCTCCAGAAGCTCGGATTGTCCCGACTCCTTCACCGTAGCCTCCAAAGCTTGAAGAAGTAAAGGCGGGAGAGTTTTGTTTCTTACCTTTGCTCTTCGGATTATTCCGGCGCAAGCTTTCGGACTCAAAAAGAACCTTTGCGGGACTGACCCAGTCTCCAAGACATCCAACAACGAAGACTCTTCTGCGTCTTTGTGGTACTCCAAAGTATTGAGCATCAAGCACCCGATAGCTGAACCCATACCCGAGTTCGACCAACGCCCCGAGGAAGGAACCAAAATCCCGTCCTCGGTTTGAACTGAGGACACCTGGCACGTTTTCCCATACGCACCACTTGGGTCTAAACTTGTCAAGAATTCCAACATAGGTAAGCATGAGATTGCCTCTTGGGTCTTCAAGCCCTTTACGCAATCCAGCGACACTGAAAGATTGGCAAGGGGTTCCTCCAACGAGAAGGTCAATTGATCCATTTAAATTCCACTCCTTATATTTAGTCATATCCCCAAGATTGGGTACATTTGGATAATGGTATGCCAGTACTTCACTCGGGAATTTTTCAATATCCGAGAATGCGACTGGCGACCAGCCAAGGCCATGCCATGCTACTGTGGCAGCCTCGACTCCGCTACAAACCGATAAGTATTTCATTGTTCTCCCTTAAAAAACACATCTAAACTTTCTACTTCATTGGGATCTTCCCAGTTATCCGAGTCACCATAATCGCCTCTCGTTGCGCGAAGACGCTCATCGTGTCGGTATCTTGGTTCGATTGCCCACCATGCACTACTTGCCTCTCTGTATTCCACCCAGTCATCATTGACTACAAACAATGGATGATTCAAATCTGTAATATGAATGCTATCTAAAAAATCTCGGTGCGGTATGTATTTACTTCTAAAATTGCCATCAGTTTTAACTAGTTTGACTCTGTCTCTTGCGCGTATAAATCTTTTGTACGCTTTGATCTGTTCTTCAGTCATCTTGCCCTTCTTGTTCTAAATGTTCGGAATTAAATATTTCTAAGCTTACTGGCTCTTTACTGATGATGGAATTAATGTACGCAATACGCTTGATGTCAACCCCAAGTTTGTTGGCTAACTCACCCTCGCTCGGATCACGGCCGAGTTCTTGGGATAGCATACGCTCGGTATATTTTACCCGTCTAATCTCTTCTGTAATATTTACTGGTAAACGGATTAAGTTCTTGGTATTGGCAACACCCCGATTAACATCGTAGTGTATGAATTTTTTGGCATAAGAGGCAAACCGGATTTTGCCCATCGGTTTCCAAGAGCGGGCTGCGTTGATCAATGCCTCATTCCCAAAAGACAGTAAGTCTTCCATCGGCATATTGGAATGCGCCCAGTTGGGCATCTTTTTAATTACGGATACTACAAATCGTAAGTTATGGGTTACCAGTTTCTCCAAGGCACGCTCATCACCTTGGGCAATTTTATCGGCAAGCTCTGCCTCTTGTTCTCTGGTTAATGTGGGAATTCCATAAAGTGATTGTAGATAATCAGTTAACGCATTCTTGCGGTTTTTCAAAATGGGCTATCTCCAAACTGCTCTACCAGCCCATTAAATATTTGGGAAGGTGTGGGGTTTTTTATTTTTGGCAACACAGTCAAGGTGCATCCCGATTGAATGTAAGGTTCGCACTCAACTCGGGACGCAAATTTCCGTATCAGTATACCACAATCATACACTAAATAACGCAACATATCAAATGATATTCTTGATCAATACAAAATCTTTTTTAGGTAAAAAACGCACAATATTATCAGTCGGTTCAAAGTAAATTAGATCCTTACCAAACCAGTAACACGCTAGGGTTTTATTCCCCTTGGCATCCGTAGTATATGCCTCGGGCAAACTCTTATCAAACTTACATGGTTGATCAGTTAGGACAGTTACACCACCGATATGGTTCGGTGCTTGAGCATAATCAGTAGCGTAAGCTGGTAGGGCCGCGGTTAGGCTGAACGCAACAATTAAGGCAGTTAGTCGCATTAGTAATCTCTTTCCACGCAATGAGTCGCACACTCAAACCAATACTTCTCGACCTTATCACGCAATTCTATGGGTGCAGTTTTGGGGTCGATGTCTTGCAATTCTTCCTCCATGCCCATCTGAGAGATTGCCTCTGCCCAGTTTCCTTGCTCAAAAGGGTAAAACTCCTCACCCTCTTTCATTACTTCTTCGACCTTCCAAGCAATGTACTCAGAACGCTCTTCTTGGTCATCGTACATATCTTGAATGCCAGACTCTAACCATCCATCGTATCCATTACCCATGATTTATACCTTTCTAATATGAAAATACTCAATGTCATCACAAACTTCTTCCCAATTATCACGCAAATCTAACTCGTCATAATCTTCCCACTCATCGGAGCGATCCCGATTGACTTCTTCAAGTACTTGTTTAGCATCCCAAATATGGGCAATCCCAGTATTCAAATCCGTCACAATAAATTTCATCTGTGGGTTGATCAGCTTGTCAATAAACTGATCAGTAAATTGCTCTTGCCAGTTAATCATACAGTTTCCTCCCAATTTCTATCATCGTATTCAATTTCAATTTGAACGGATGTCATGTTGTTATAACCAATACCATCGGCAAGAATGCGGTACAAATATTCTGTGTCACCATGCATCATTGCCGATTTAATTGTAAGGATGTCATCTTCAACTAGTTTTTCAATCATTTCTTCGGTTGTCATTCTTGCTCTCCCAAGTGAATTGTTAAAGTTACTGGCACACCATCTACATCATTCTCGATTAACCATAATACCATCGAGTCTACATCATCAAATCGAATGCTATGAGCTAGGTTTTTGGGTAACCGGAATTCCGACCCGCAAACCAGGCAAGTGCTGCCCTCATGTGGAGTACGCATCTCACATGGAATGCAGTCTCTAAAACTGTCTGCTTTGAGTCTACCATCCTCGACTGCATCAAAGACGGCACTATAGCCACCTTGTTCGTAGATTTTTACTGCCTTTTCGTAGTTAGTCTGTTTCATTTTTGTTTTCCTCTTCTGTAAAATGGTTGCATACTCTGGTCAAAATTGCTACTGCCTCTCCGTAATCAATACTGCCTTCGTCCCATTGGGTATAAATATCGTTAACGGAGAAAAACAAGTCATCTAATTTATTGGTAATCATGCTTGCTCCTTTTGCAATCTAGAATACAGTTCGTTTACTTTGGTACTCATTTCTTCAAAAAACTCTTTCTTGTTATCATAGCCTACATCTTTATAGGTATGACCTAATGCCAAATCATTAAAATCAAATAGCATCTCCGTTACCAGTTCTTCAACATATTTGTTCATATTTCACTCCGATCTCTATAAGCTTGGTTTAATTGGCATTCCATTACGCATACATCATCTTTGTACCACCATCTGGGTTCACAATTGTATTGCTTACCATGTAGTCGCAAACCCTTAATGAGAGAGGCTTTCGCCCCTCTCTCTGTCAAACCATATGCCTCGAAAGAGAAATTGCGAGAGTCATACCACGCTCTATAGATTTTCATGCTAGTTTCTCCGTCAAGTTACCTTCATTCCACATTGCCTTGGCAAAACTTACTACATCATCTGATGCAATGACATTATTTGCTTTGGCATGGTGATCGATTACATCCAATGGGCATTCGTTATCTGAAGGGAAATTATCTCCCCACAATAAATCCCAAGGTTTGTTTCTTAAATCCGATTTGACATAGGTATCGCAAACCCCAAAATCAAACTGTCGCATGATGATGGCATTGGTACAATCCAAACCCAAGTAACAAGCATTATTAATTTGACCCGCAAGTTCATTGAGAGTCATATTGGGATGCTCATTTAGATGCTCACAGATATAAGCATCATCTATATCTACTACTAAAGTTAATTTCATAACTACCTCCCTTGTAAAATTATGATCCTACTGGTATTACAACAAAAACATATTAGGATAAACCCTAGTGTTGTGCTGCCACAACAAAACCAGGATTTACCCTACTAGGTTTTATTTGATCCTCCGCACCCAATGTTCGCCAGTCATTGCACAATTAAGATTAAACACTTCATCTATTTCTAATGCTTTGATGCGTTCAATCCAATTTTCTTCATACCCACGATCTTCATTAAAAAAATCTTCATCGTGGTAAGCAAGAATAGATTTATTACTAGCATCACGATACCCATCACCCCAAAAACATTCAAATTGTTTCATAAGTTCACCTCGTCTTCTACTTCGATTTCTAAATCTTCAGTTTGATATCCATCGCTGAAATCAATTTGATTGTTGTAATACATGGTGTTAGCAGTTTTCTCTGCCTCTTCCCAATCGGTTGCATCTACTTCAATATAAGTGGATCTAAACGAGCGTTCCACTACACGCACCTCAAATGTTGGCATAATGCCCTCCCTTGTTATTGATCAATATTGATCCAGTAAAGCACTCATAGAATGCTTTACTAGGCAACATTAAACAAGCTCGTAACTACCCTTACCAAACTTATTCTCTAGCCAAGTATTTGCCTCGACCATGTCTTTAATATTCAACACTCTAAAACTGGTTGAGCTATCAGTAACAAGTCTAAACAATGTGCCTTTTTTACGATGTTTTGCCATCTCGTAATCTTCGACCAGAATACCGATAGCAGTTTCATCGTCATGCTCAAACCATTCTGTGCCATTGATCGCACCGAATTTAGACTTCCATTTTCCTAACGATTTGACATGGTTATCCCATATGGTTTTGAATGGTGACTCTTTCCATTTTGACTGTGAGTCGGCAAACTCAATATCAATACATCCACCATTGCCATCGTTATGTACCCATGCAAATTTTTTGCCGTTGTAGTATAGGTTGAATTGGTAACCTCCACCATCTTCGGTACGCCAAGATTTAAAAGCTTTAATTTGAAAAGTCATGCTATCTCCCAAGTGTTAATCCAAATACGATGTTGATCTGCAAAATCATAAATTTCCATCAATTGATAATCAATCTCTTCGACTGACTCACAATACTTTAATGCATCAATTGCATCGACTACAGAAAACTCATCCTCAAATAAATCGGGATGATCTTCCATGAATTTTGAAAAACGCTGATAAATTTCCATGCCAGTAATTTCTACTGGTTGATCTTCAACATTCTCAAAAATATCCGATAAATTGATTTGATATTTCCAATTTGCCATAATTCCTCCGTTGTTAAAATTAAACTACTGACTCCAACAAAAACCACTCTATAGAATGGTTTTTAGTAGGTCAATAGGGGTTTACCCCAAGGCCTTGGTTAGACACGATCCCAGCAAAAACTCATACCACCTACTGAATACAATTTATTGCCATCAATATCTAATGACTCATAAATTTCTGTATCTTCGGGGTTCATATGAACTGGATCTAAATACTTGAATGCATCTTGATCAGCATCATAGGATAAATATCCTTCAAAAATTGGTATTAGTTTTTGAGCATTCTCGAAAGTAAAATAGGGAATTGCCCATCCATTCCACCTACCCCCATCGGTATATCCTTCGATCTCTACATCATCGGGGAAAAAATCCATTTTGAATTTTGCTTTTATGAGTTCCATAAATTTAATTCCTTGTTAGTTAGTTTGCTGATAATGCGGTTATATATTTCTTGCTTACTTTTATAGTATGAATAATTTTGATCACCTTCACGAAAATTATTCCATTGGTTTTGACTAGCATTTTTTAAAATATCCGTTGTCAAATCCCTATAAGAATAATGATCAATAAATCCATGCAAGTTATAGTGGGCAATAAATCCACTTGCTAAATATAAAAAGTTATATCCAGTTTTATTAAGCTTTCTAATATCTTGGCAAGCTTTGACTACATTGTTAACAATCAAGCTTTTTTGACGATCTGTTAATGGTTCTATCATAGTAAAATTTTCCTTCCGTAAAATGGGCATAATTGCCCTATCACTATAATAGCGAGTCAAGGGTACAATTACATCGGTAAAAACCCTAATATTTAAAAAATCAATCAATTCCAGGTTTTAATAGATTTTTGCTAAATGCTCCAAAACACGCTAAAACGAGCATAGAGCCGTTTTTACTGTTTTGCTTATAAGTGCATTGGGAGGGTATCGATCGTGCAATATGGTGCGATCTGATCGTTAGGGTTTACCCTTAGCCCGGTGTTGTTTCGCTGCAACACTTTTGCTTGTCAATAGGGGTTTACCCTGTGTGTTGTTTTTTAGCACGGCCAGAAAAATAGTCAAAAAAAATCCCCCATTGCTGGGGGATCTAGGGTTATTACCAATTGAATTAATACTTTTTTACTTTCTCGACAATGGTATCAATTCCGTTATGTTTATAGCACAATAAACAAGCTTTACATTGTTGCCCAGTACAATTTTGACGATCTTGATATTCTGTCTCTAATACATTATTGAAGGTTTTATCAAAATACTTTGGGGGTTTAGATAATATGGTAGATATTTTAGGATTGGAATAAATCAAAATCATATTATCGGGTTTAGCATTATTATCGAAATACTTTTTAATAATGCCGTTTTGTTTTGTCCATAATGCAAAATTACATGATGGATTTTTAATAGCGATATTCACTAAATTAATTAAATGGATCTCATTAATCAATTCACCATGAGCATTAAATCTAAAAAATGCATCTAATATAATCGGTAAATCATTATTAGGAATAATACTATTTGCTAAAGCTTGGGAATTACGCTCTAAGCTTGGTTGCATATTTTTGCGATAGCTTTTGAGCATGGTATGAGAATAACATTTAGTGCAGATATTATTAGTATCGGCACTTGCATTTTGTTTAATGCAATAGGGGTTAGTGATAGTGTTACTGG